CTACAGCCATAGCCGAATCAACAAGGTTGTTCATCAGCACTCCCATATCCTGAGATGGGTCAGCCATACCTATGAGCAGATTAGCCCATGCGGACTTCACCATGCCGATGGATCCCTGTATTGTCGTGGCTGCTTCTTTTGCGGTAGTGCCTGTTATATCCATGTTAGTCTGCACAACATGAATAGCCTCTATCATCTTATCAAACGATACACTATTGACATTATCTGCTGTCACAGTCATGGTGTCACCAAGTACACCAGAATCATTGATAAGTCTAGCCATCTCGGATGCAGTGCCGCCATAACCAAGCTTGAGGTTATCAAGCATCGTGTAGTTTTGCTTAGCAAAGCCCTGATATGCGTTCTGAATCATCTCCATACTGGTGCCCATCTTATTGGCATTATCTGACATGTCTGTTATGGCCAGATTCGCATACTCGGCAGCCTGCGCTGTATCGCCTTCCAAACCTTGCAACAGCGAAGCTGAAAAGCTCGTTACAGTGTCCATGTAATCATTCGCCGACAACCCCGCCGTCTTATATGCATTATTCGCATACTCAACAACCTTATCTGAACTGTCCTTGAACAGTGTCTCAACACCACCAACAAGCTGCTCGTAATCCGCATACTGCTCTACAGCACTCTTTGTCATCGCAGTTAAACCAGTCGCCACAATGGTAGCTGCGACTACTCCAATCTTAGCCGCCGCTACTGATACTTTAGCTAGTGCTTTTACTGATGTAAGAGCACCTTTACCTATGGCTGAAAACATTGATTTCATTTTAGCCTTGATATCCACTGTCTTCTTTCCAGTCTTATCAAGGTGCTTGTCTACCTTCTTGTGCGTCTCGCCAGCTACATATCCAATGTCTGCATAGGCTTTCTTCATAGCTTCAGATGCACTCATCCCCTGTTTTCTATACTCTGCTGCAGCTTTTCCCACATCACTTTTTAACTGGTTGACTGTCTTTCCTGATTCGGCTGCTATTTGTGACAAGCTTTTACCTGTATTAGCATTGCTTTCCGATATCTCCGAGTTGTTTTTTATAGCACTTCTGCCTATAGACTGGAATATCCTACTCAGCTTACTTTGCGTCTTCTCAGCAGTTTCACTTGTCTCATTTAAGCTTTTCTTAGCCTCATCATTTTTTATGGCAATCTTTCCCAGTATCTTAAATACTTCCAAAAGGGTCTACCCCCTTTCCTCGATAATAAAAAAATAGAGACACACGTTCTGTGTGCCCCTATGGCTTAAAATTTTCTATGATTGACATAGAATCCTTTATGGTTGCTTCAAGCTCGCCTCTGCTCTCAAATGCCCCTGATCTGACTGGCTGTGAACCGCCACCTGATGTGCCGTACAGCCTTGCCTTGAAGTCATTGAATGATATATTTTCCCAACACTTGTGAATATACATATCCCAGAGCTTATCATCATCGTCAAGACGCACAAACGTGCATACAAACTCATCAAAGCTCTGATTGTCTATCATCGTATCAAGCAGAGTGTACGGATCCGCATATCTGTGAAATATCAGATCCATGAACTTGAGATAGCCTACTGTCTCTTCTCGAACAATCTTGAAACAACCTTGATAAAATCCGCAAAGCCCGGAAGTGTGACCGCATCATATAACATCTGTGTGAACACAGAGAGGTCAAGATCTGCTACCTCATCCACTGTCATACCTGACAGGTGTGACAGGCAGACAAATACCTCACGCTGACAGTCTGACAGCTTTGTCAGGATCACATCTACAAGATCGAATGCAAGACCAATACCCACATTCTCAAGGAACTTCGATGTGTCCTCATCATCCTCATCACCAGCAAGTTTCTCACGTTCCTTCGCAATAAGCTCTTTGAACCCATTGCCGCTGAACGAGTCTTTGAAGTCCTTTACTCCCAGCTTACTGAACAGCTTCAAGAATGCGGCTATATCTGTTGCTTTGGGATTCCTAAGCGTATATGGCTTGATCTCCTGCACATCTTCTGTTGCCTCGGCATCTTCTACTACTTCGGTATTCTCTACTACATCTTTATTCTTTTTTATCTCGGTTGTTCCCATGATTATCTCTCCTTTTCTATGTCAATTAGTCTGTTACTTCTGTACTGGAATCTATAGACTGCTGAACCTGCTCCGTTGTCGTACCGGTAGGCAGATAGATGTGGTATGGCAATGTATCAGCTGCCGGTGACAGATCCGCATAGCACTCCATAGTCAGCGCAAATGTGCCATTCTCCTTGTTCTTGCCCTCTATCTCAAGGCCTGATGTACAGAGCGCATTGTCAAAGATCACGATAACAGGACGACCATCTAAGAATCTTCCGATATAACCGAAGTTCTCAATATAATCATCCTTTTCGATTCTTGCCTTGGATTCGATCACATCGTATCCTTCCGCTGTTGATGTGCCATTCTGTCCGATAATAGCCATCTTGATCGTCTCAGGCGACAGCTCCACCATATTAGTGTCCATCTGTGCTGTCTCACCTGTCTTAACTGCCAACTCCTTAACCTTAACTGATGCACCATCGACCTCTATATCCTTGAGCTCAGGCTTGATTGACAGCTTTGTACCGCCGGATGTTGCACCGATCAAAGACTCAGCAAAGTTCCATGTCTTTTTTGATGCGTCATACCTGAGCCCTTTGTGAATCGTTCCGGCACCAAACACAATGTTCTTCGGTGTCTTGTCTGTGATACCGGATGACTTAAACTCTTCATAAGTTAATGTATCTGCCATGATATAATCACCTTCCATTCTTATATTCTTTAATAGTCAAATTGATCTGTATACGTTTGAGGTCTGCATCCCCTGTTGGAATCGGTGACGCATTCCCATAAAAAACGGCAACCCCCGCACCACTTGCAAGGATTGCCGTTCGTTCAATATTCTGTTCTATCTTCTGTTTGTACTTCTCCAGGCTGAACCACGAGCCTCTTGTGAATCCATCTATGATGAATGTTATTTCCTGACATCCATCCTCTTCAGGAGTATCACCTTCAGAATATTCACCGACAAAGTATGCCTCTGGTGGGTCATCCTGCCACTCCATGAATGCGTATGGTATCTCAAGTTCATCTGTGAGTACACTGTTGATATATGATAATGTCTCGCCTGTCATGCCATCACCGCCTTACTCTCTGAATGTCTGATTGAGAATAGAACCCAGTCGCCTGATGATCTTGCCCTTTGTCTTGTCGAAGGCTTTCTGTAAAGGTCTGAGAGGCTTTTTACCATGAGTTGTGTGCCAGTTGCCACGCTCATCCTTATAGACCCATGGTTTTTTGCGTCCATTACCTTTCAGTGCGTATTCACCTGTTCCATACTCTTCCCAGATAGCATTCTCAAGAGGATTGCCAATAACAGCCTCGCCCTTATCTTCATCGACATAGTGAGTCCATTCGCCTTTGGTGTGACCTGTATCAACTCTTGTCTGTGCTATCTTGGTCTGAGCCTCGACCTCTACAGCAGCCTCATACAAGAAGGCTACAATCGAATCATCCAGAGCCGCCTCAACCTTTATTCTGTTGTCTGTGAACTCCACATTTCCCATTACTGCCCTCCTGTGTACTTCAGATATATCTCAAGCTGCTCATGCATCCCCATCGGATCATCTATCAGCATGATGTCATATACCTGACCATTAACCACCATACGGCTGTTCTCAGCCTTGATCATGTCACTGAGACGTTTATAATCAGCTATGAACATGTGCGTTGATTCCTGCACCTTGGCATTATATGTTGTGTACTTACTGTCACCGCCTGAGAGGTCTAGCCAGCCGGTCAAGGTATCTTCTGACACCCATGCAACTTCCTGTTCACCTATCTCATTTCTGGTTATGCTCTTGATCTGTATGTCCGCAACTGCATTTCCGCCTATTCCTCTCATGTTCAAAACCTCGCTTTCATGTACGGCTTTAAAAAGCCAAGAAGCGACTTTGGATATCCCATGAGGGAATTGTCGCCATCCATGTTGAAATAGGTCACAGAGTGCCTGCTGATGGTCTCAGACTGCACACCAACCTTATCCCTGTTGTTCAAATCCCATGAAAGCATGTTGGCAACTCCCAGCTTGATATCCATCGGATATACTATCTTTGTCACCATGACGACCGGTTCGCTTACAAGCTCCTCATTCACCTCTATATGTCCATTGTCCATATCCACAGCTTTGATGGTGTACAAGCCATCGTTGTAGCGTGACTCTGACACCTGTATAGTGTCGCCAACCTTGAACAGCTCTGATGCATACTGAAAGCCTGTCACAGCGTCCACAGGAGCCACAAACCGCCTGTTCCTGTCCTGATAATTATTATTTGTATATTTTCTGATCAGGAGTTCCAGTGCCTGAAGCTTAGCCTCAAGCACTGAATCTTTCTCCTCGGTGTCTACATACTTCTTAAGTTCATCGACAGTCATGATCATATGACCACCGCCTTACTTCTTAAACTTAGCAAGTACAACCTTTGAAGCGTTGGTGAGTGCAGCACCATAATACTTAGATGCTGTGATATCATGTCTCTGCTTCTTCGGTAACCATTCGTGATCAACCTGAACATCTTTCTTGAGGAAAATTGTAAGAGCTGGAGCTTCCTCTTCTGTAAACTCGGTCTCATCTGAATCAGGCTGGAGCTTGATAATAGGGCAGAGATAATACTGTGAACCAGCTGCAAGGCTCTTAACCTTATCACCGATTACAAGCTCATCTTTGCATGTTGGCTGAACTGTACTAAGATGCTTGTTTGTGTCTGACTCAGCAGTTGAATCAGCCACTATAGTAATAGTTCCCTTCTCTGTGTCTTTCTCATAAGTCATGAGCTTGATCTTCTTTGACTTCTTTACCCAGCATGATCCAATCTTACCTATAGAGCCTGTCACAATAACGCTCTTATCAAACTTGTCCGCTGACTTAAAGTTGTCATCCTTGAGAAGCGTTCCCTCCTGTTTAGGGTTTATGAACATAACCTTCTCTATTCCATCCTCTTCATCCTCGAACTTTGTGTTAGCATCAACAATGCCATCATATCCGATTACTGCAAGAGTATCTGGTGTATATACATTCTCTGATGCGTATGCAGCATCAAGCAGATCATTATCCAACTTGCCTACAATAGACTTTGAAAGCTGAGTCTCAGCCTGTCCAACAGGGTTCCCTAAACCACTATTGATTGCTGTCTGATATATTGATACGCTCTTAGCTGCACACTTAATAGTGAATGTCTTCTTTGTTGCTGTGAGCTTAGATGCCTCAATTTCATCTCCTGATTCCGGATCAAAATCCTCAGCATCGCCGATATAATTCCATGATGGAACTGTCTTTGTATCTCCTGGTACACCCTCAAGGGATGTATCAACATGGGCATACTTTAAAAGCTTGGCCTGTGCCTCTACCTTTGCATCAATCATATCCCCCATTACTTCTGGGTTAATGAGGTCACTTACCTTTGTAATTGCCATATTCTTTCACCTTTTCCTTTCTACCTTACTTTGTTCCATGCATAGCAGCTTCATATAGCTCAGGTGTTTCCTGGGCAATCTTAGCACGCTCTGCATATGATTTCTTCAATATGTCTTCTCTCGTCAGTCCTGTATCTTTATTTGTAGGATCTGGCAGTCTATTCTCAATGATGTGCCTCTCGCCATCATCTGAGCCGGATGAAGCTGTGAATTGAGCTGGGAACTGTGTCTTTAAGTCTGTGAGCATGTTATCCCATCCCTTTATGTGGCCTTCATCATCAAGCTTAAGCTCCTCATTCTTCTCCTTGAGGGCTGTCTTGATCTTATAGGTCATATAATCAGTATCAACCGCATGAGCCTCAAGCAGAGCCACCTTGATAGCTGAGTTGACCTTAGTCTCCTCAAGCTCTTTCTGAAGCCTTGCATTCTCTGTCTCATAAGTTGATATCTTCTGCTGCATGCCCTCGTCACCCTTGGAAGCTTTCTTAAGCTCCTCAATGAGCTTATTTGCATTGCCAATCTCCGTGTCTTTGCCGGTGATCAGTCCGTTGAGCTTCTCAAGTTCTGAATCATACTTCTCCTTGCTGACGTACTTGCCCTCGGACAGATCTGTGTATCTTACATGCTTGAGCTTATCTGTCTCTGTGCTGTTCTTCTCGTCAATCTTCGCCTGTACCTGCTTATACAGGTCATCTCCTAACAGTTCCTTTAATTCCATTGTTCCATCCTTTCTGGCTTTAATCGTAGCCACACATGGCAGTTATCACTCTTGCCGGAGTTATTCTTTGTCGGTCACAGTTTTACTGCCTTGAGCCGATTTTGGGCATAAAAAAAGACCATGGTAAAAACACGGTCTGAATTATCTGCTATTCCGTTTCTACTCCACTATTACCCAGTCTTCAGCAAGACAATCGTTTATACTCGGCACCCACATGGAGTGTGAACCATCAACACATCTGATCTGCAGATATGGGTTACACTTGAATAAGTCACCCTCGCTGATTCCCCAGGCTTCTGCGGTCTGCTTGTTACATGGTATGCCATCAGGATATCCCTTCTGGAATACAACAAACATTCCTTTGCCATTCCAACCCTTTCTTGCAACTCTGAAGCCCTTCTTGAGCATTTCAAGAGCAATTCCAAACGTCATGTTGTCACATGGTCTGTATGCTTCGTTAAACTGCTTCTCCGGCGACCAGCTCTCATATCCATCTGAATATCTTACGAGATAGCCTTCATCTGCTGGATTTTCTTCCGCTGGAATCTGCCATCCTTTGTAATTGTTATAGTCGCCTCTTGTCATCGGTCTTGCCTCAATCTGTTTTGTTCCAATGTACTTCTGCATTCTTTCATCCTCCTATTTTTTGCATAAAAAAACACCATACATCTCTGTACAGTGCTCGTAATCCATCTAGCATTATTTTCTATTCTTCTCCTATGTGTCTTTTGCCGGGTTTATATAGTTCTTCTATAACTCCATTGGCTATATCTCCGCCTACGTATCCTGGACCATACAACTTGTCTAAATGAGATAAAAATTCTGCATCACGAGGCAAAGTACCAAACTTTTCTCTTTGTTTATTATATTCTTCATACGATGTAATATTTAAAAATTCTTCTTTTAAATTCATTTTAAAGACTCCTCTACTAACCCGATTTCATATGTACTAAGGATTGTTTTATCTTTTTGATACACTCTGAAAAGCTCTGAGGTGGATTCCAATAAAAATTCAGTTTTTATACTTCCATCCGGATTAACAGCATCAGATATGCGGCTAACATATAACCTGCCTTGATATTCGCTAATAAATTTATCGCCATGCAAAATATATATTGCAAATTTTTGCCCTGCATCATTTTCGTATATTTCCGTAGTAATATTTTTATCGCTTAATCCCTCAGTTAAATATTTCTTATACTTTTCCACAACTTTAGGATTCAGCATACGTTCTTCTATCAGATGTCCAAATTCATGGTCTATATCCTCTTTCTCAGCGCCTTTGGCAACGTTAATAATGCCTTTTTTCACATCACAACTACTGCCGTTCTGCCCCATATTAAAGGTTACATCAGCCATTGCTTTCTGAACTTTATCCGGTAACTGTGAATATGCGTCAACAACAGCTTTTTCATCTCTAATAATGCCAGCATCAGACTTTGATGCCTTGAACATTATATCTCTTATACTATCACCGTTTTGGGTATTTGCAACATCTTTTTCATGCTCAATCTCAAACGACACCTTAAAGTACTTCGTCTGGTACTCTTCAAAATCCTTTGTCTTATCCAACCCGAAGTATTCCGCTCGCTTTCTCAGAGTCTGAAGCTCTTCATCATCCAGCGCCCACCTTGCTCTCTGCAATAAGCAACAACGGCAGTTGCAGTCCTCTGCCGGATCTCCAAACATTCCAGGAGCCTTAATCTTACGACCACCAACCTCAAAGGGCTCATCGACTTCCCGGATCTGTCCATCAAGCATCTGATGATGTTCTCTCGTTGCTCCGTCAAGAGTGGCATCCCACTGTTTCAATACATCTGCCCCTTTGCTTTTTGCAATATACATAGCGTCCAGCGCTGACTGTACCTGTATACGATGCCCTTCAGTCCTCGCAATGCGGATAGAGTTGTTATAAGCCTTCTGAAATGGAGTATTTGCCATGTGTCTTGAGAGCTTACCAGCCACCTCATTCCACGTTGAGCCATTTGCAATGCCTCTTGATACCTCTGCTCTGACCGCTTTCTTGAGGTATGTCACATCCTCGCCCATTTTGTCGTAGAGCGACTTACTGAGCTTGCTGTCCGTCTGAATAGCTCTCACAACTGCCGCCTGATCTATCGGCATGATGATTGGAATACCTGTCTTTTGCAGGTCATACATGACGCCTGTGTATCCGTCTCTGTAGCACTTCGTCAGGTAGTCAGACACAGTTGCATATGAGTTAGACTGTAGGTTACTCAGAACACCCTCAAGCTGCGCTTTCAAAGCCTCCTGATACTGTTTCTGATAGATGATGCTCTGCAGATTCTCCATATCAGTTCGTTCTGAAAGCTCTCTTATCTTCTGCTCACAATCTCTCAATGCCCGCTGATATACCTGTTTGAGTTCTTTGATTGCCTGCTTTTCTCTATTCAGTTGAGCTTTAATTACTTGCTTTTGTGCTTTATTCATATGTTAACTCTGTTCTAAATTTGGCAGTTCAATAGCTATTCTCCAAATTGAATCTGTATTGCCTGGAATGAAATACTCTTGGTCATTTATAATAAAACTTTCACCAGAAACACCTAATGTAACATCTGGCCCAGCTAACATATAATATGCTGACGGAATAGCAAGATACCCTGCAGGAAATACATATTGAGCAAGACTTACAACATCATGTATGTTACTAGCTTGACTCCATGACTGAGCATAATGAGAAGTTTCATCTATATCAGAATAAATGATATATCTTGCGGAAGTGAATGATATATAGGCTATTCTATTTTCGTTTGTTTTTAAGTCTTTTGCAGGCAGTACGATATGCAATAGATCAGTAATGTTAGCCCCCTCGCTGAAACATCCAATTCCAAATACCACTCCTTCTTTGCATGATACAAAATGCAAAAATGCATTAGCCGCACCACTATTGGCTGATCTAGTCAAACTCATGTTATACGAATAACAATATGTAGATGCGGACGGAGTAGCCCCCTGAATCACAGTTGTCATAATCAGATTAGCTCCAGAAAGACTAAACTTAAAACCTGTTGTGTTGTGCTCATCATCTCCCATGTATAATATCCACGTAGTGTTAGACTCTACAATATTTAGTTTCATGTCAAGGGCTGCCGCAATCTCCTGCATTTTTGCGTCATTTACGTCCGCATTGTAAAACGTTGAATCCGCCTCTTTTTTTCCCAGTCTTATTCTTTGTACAGTATATCCCATCAACTAACCTCCGTTTCTGTTGGCAATAATCCATATATGCCGCATACATACCCATATGGTTTTGTATATAAAGATGTATTAATAATCATCCCATACGCTCCTGTACTAATTTTTTTCGCATTAGCAATCATATCATCAAAAGATTCATTGCTTGCGGTCGGCACTCCCTTCTCAGTGATGACCGCCGCAAGCCTTCCTTTGACATCACTGCCATGTTTTTTTACTTCATCAAGTTCCTTGTAAAGCTGTCCTGCAAGATCTGTCATATACCGCTCTTCAATCTCACTCTCAACTGCTTCACAGCCCTCAAGAACCTTCATTCTTGTGAGCTTGGTGTTGATCTCGTTGATGATGTTACCCTCACTATCAAGCTTCTTGAAGCATACAGTGAAGCCGACATTGCCCGGCACTGTACATGCAGTAGCACCAACAAGCCAATCAAAGGTTATAATGCTTGCATCATCAGAGAGTGTATAATTATCTATAAAATACACATCTTTCTGCTCTTCTTCATTCACATAGTTGATTGATATCTGATATTCAGTGAGATCTATGCCCTTATACGTTGCCGGCACTTCAAATGTCAGCCGGTTTACATCTTTGTCATGATATACACCGATGACCTCGCCAGCCGGCATCTTCACCGTTCTTGTATCTAAATCTATCTTGTATCTTTTATTTTCCATCTGCTCCACCTCCGTTCTCGACATCTGTATTGATGTTATCAAGCACCTTCTGAGCCTCTTCCGTGTTCTCCTCCTCATTCTTAGGCAGCTTGTCCTTGATCTCCTCATAATCAATATCAAGCCAATCACAGATAGCTTTGATAATAGTCTCATCATTAAGTATGCTTGCAACATTAAGTATTGTATTGATCTCTGTCTGCCTTACCTGAGCCTCTGTAAGTTCTATTTGTGCATTTTCCTGTGCATTGCTCATAATCTCATGAGCGAACTCAAAATAAACATCCTCGGCCTTATATGCCTTGTTCTCAGCCTTGTTGATCTCGTCAATGACAATCTCTACTATCCTCCTCAAGAACTTTCTAAGAGCTTTCTCTATCTTTTTTGCCTTAAGGTCAAGCAATGAGTAGGCCGCCTTAATGGCTATATTCGTAGTTGCTGATGTGTCCTTGAGTCCGGCGGTATTCAGCCCCATGCCAAACCTGTATATATTCTTTTCATCAAGCTCCAGCTTAGCCTGCCTTGCCTGGTATGGGACGTCAACAGTCTTGACATCTACGTCACCATCCTCACCTATACCTATGATCTTCTTTGTTTTGAGGTTTGTCTGAAGCTCATTCAGGTTGTCTCCCTGAAAGCCTTTGATAGCATATAGTGGGGAATCAAAGTCTATGAGGTTGTTTGACAGGCTTGAGGCCATCAGGTCATAGTCATCTATGAGTGGCTTTACAGGCTTAAGGCTTGAGAACTGCTTCTTGTTGTTATCCAGCCGGAAGAATGGAATATAGCCAAATCCATCAAAGTAGGTGGCCTTATCTCCATTACTCTTTGTATAAAGTACATGAGGCTTTGGGTTGATTGGTTCAGTATCGTCTAACACCACCGCCCCATTATTAACCTGAACATAATAATATGTTTGCTTATCATCCCAGACCTGTATTCTCTCAATAGTCTTGTGCCCTTTGTCTATCCTGTCCGTATAGTGGTAAATCGTGTATGCACAGCCATCATCTGTGTCCTTAGCTCTTACCTCAATAACTCCGATACTGTCAGCATTTGCAAATGACATCATGTCCTTGGCATTCTTGTACGCGTACATATACGCAAAGCCTTTGACCTGCATATCTGTGATAGCGTCAGAAAGCTCAGACATGAACTCATCATTGTTGTTAAAATACTTGTCCATGTGTTTCTGCAGCTCAGGGTCGTTGGACTTTACAATGCCATCCCCTGATAGGATGTACTGGGTGCACTGGTCAACCAGCTCTGTGAAGAATGGATGTGGTATCTTAACGTTGCTTCTGGTCTTGTCCTCTACCAGTTCGCCGTCCGCATTGTAATAGAACAATCTATACTTCTTTATGTCATGATCGCCGTCATAGTATCTTTCGCCTGTCCGGGCGAACTGCTTTTTTTCTGATGTGCGGTCACTGTCTATCAATTCTTTTATCTCGTCAGGGGTTAGCATTTTTTCACCTCTCTATACCAGCCATGTTCCCTTAGGCTTATCATTCTCATATACACCAGTCAGCGCATCCGGAGCATCATCATGAGCATTCTTACCCTCTTTCTGATACTTCCTTATTGCTTCCGCAAAATCTGGCCATCTGTCTTCCCAATTCACAGGGAAGAGAACGTTCTGCATTACTCCTGTGCTGTTTGACAGGATCCTTGATGTCTTATTCTTTGACTGAAAGAACCACTGTATCTTAGTATGGGTATTCCCCAGAGCTTTTAGTTCTCTTATAACGTTTCTGCTGAATCCTCGACCGCCATTATTGCTCTCTATTAAAGCATTACCAACGTTATTATTTGTCAGCATCTGAGCTGTTGCCGGTTCAGTAACTTCCATTGGCTCTTTTGTGTATAAAACGTCAAGTATGTAATATGTACTCTCATACATGCCATAGCAAATAGAACACAGGTAATCACTACCTGTGTCTGCTGTATCTGTATAATTCAATATATATTTGAACAGGTTATTACCCTTGCTATCCCTCGGAATATCCGTATATGTCTTGATATGACTGTATAGTCTGCCCTTGACATCTATAGGCTCCTGCTGGTAATTTGCAAGGACTATATCCTTGTTCATATTCTTGGTCTTTATCTTGTAATCCTTATATGACAGGATAGCCTCACAGAGCATTGTCCCATCGTCTTGTACTGCCTTGTAATTGATATGAACTACATTGTCATAGTTGGCAAGTACATATCCGGCAAGATCTTTTGTTGACCATCTTGTCATAATTATGATGATTTTAAAATCATTCTCTGTTCTGGAGAGCATTGTATTGTTGAACCAGTCAATCTGCTTCTGCAATACTGATTCATTGTAGGCTTCCTCACTGTTCTTGATAAGATCATCTATTATCATGATATTACAGCCAAATCCTGTTGCTGTACCTGTCGGAGAAGTTGCAAGGTAATTAGCCTGCTGACTGCCCTCAAGGCTCCATTTCTGTGCTGCAGCCTCCCCATACTTTATCTTTGTGCCAGGGAATATATCTCCATATGTCAGAATGCCCTCTGTAGGCTTTTCTGCTATAACATCCCTGACAGCCTTTGCAAATGTTCCTGACAGGGTCTCATTATATGATCCTGTCATAACCTTTTTGTCTATACCATATTTACCAAATAACCACTGAACAAATTTAGTAGCTGTTCGTGATTTTCCGTGTCTTGGTGGCATATTCACCACCATTATCTGTTGCTCTGCTTCTTCTACGAACCACTGCAGCTTATCCGCAAGATCATGCAAGAACACTCTGTCGTTACTATAGAAGTCAGGAGAGGTCAGCTTGCAATACTGCCAGAACTCTCTCCTTGATAGCTCTATTTTTAGCTGTTGCTGTAATAAAGGGTCATGTCTATCAAACGTCATCAATAAGTTTCTTCAATTCTTCGGTTGTAAGCCCCTCAAATACATTCGGTGTGGTATTCTTCACTTCCACCTTTTCTGTGAACATACCTAAATGCTTACCTAGGAGCTCCAATGCCTGTATCTTGCTGTAAGGCTTTATTTCAAAGCCGTCTCGACCCTTTTTTATAACTGCAATAGCTTTCTTCTGATCTTCTGTAAGTTCATCCGTCAGGATAGGCTCTACTGTCCTGTATTTCACCTGATTGCCGTCCTCGTCAAGTACCGGGACCATATTCCCATCAACTTCTACCATGGCATCCTTTTCAACTACTCTTGCATAGTCAGATGCCTTTGCAAATGCGATAAGTGCAAGCTCATGTAATACGCTATCCTGAGTTATTTCTGTGCGTTCTTCACGCTTCTTCTGTAGTTCAGATATATGGTTTTGAACTGAAGTTTTCTGAAGTAGTTGATACGCTAATTGTTCAGCTGTTTTCGGTGAGTACCCTGCCCTTATAGCTGCCTGTGTGGCATTAAGGTCAATCAAGTATTCATCACAGAATCTCTGCTGTTTAGCTGTCAGTTTTGCCATAATGTCACACCTTCTTTCTGTTACTTTCTCACTCTCTTCGGAATCACAATCTTGTATAACGGCTTACACACACTTATTACCTCTCCACCCAGCTTTATAGTTGGCTGAAATTTGTATATCTTAGTGCACTTAACCATCACCTTTATCATGGCTATTGGTAAAGCCAGCCTGCCAAGCGGATGTATGTATTCAAAACTATATTCAGGTCTCACGACCTCAAACCTTTTAATCTTACTCATATCTCACCTCAAACAAAAAGCCCAGTGGGGGAGAGATCAGCGTTCACTTTTCACAAGGGGAGGTACAACCACTGGGCATAAGAAAAGGGACACGACCGAAATGGCAAACAGTCATGTCCCTTATGAATCAATATAATTTTACCATACTAGTATACCACGTTTGCTAGGTGCTATGTGGTGCTAAATGGTGCTATTTGGTGCTGAGTTTTCCAAGACCTTAATTCTAAATGCCTCAAGTGCAAAACCATGTATATGTTTTGTCCTGCCATATGAATAATCAAGTTCTTTGGCAATCTCCTTCAGGTTCTTATATTCAATATATTTCATGAACAATACATTGACGTACTTCGGTTCGTCCAGCATATGTATCTGTCCTATGATCTTATGCTTGAGCTCCGTGAACCGCTCTATGTTCTCATGAATCTCCTTCTCAAGGTCAACATACTTTGCCACCTTATTGCTCATAGAATCAGCCTTGGCGCTTGTCTGCACCTTTTCTGCCGAATAATCAAATGCCCCTGTACAGGTTGCATCTTCCTTGAGTCCTGCAAGCTCTATCTTCCTCTGTCTGATCTTAACATCCAGAAGCTTCACCTGTTTCAAATACTCTTTTGCTTTCACCGCCTCACCTCCTACTTGTTCTCCCGGATGGTGAAATCCAAACCTGTTTCTTCCTTTAGTGTCTGTATCAGATCATCCCAGATAATTTCTTCATCACACAGCGCATCAGTCTTTAAGTTAAATCTTTCGCAGAATCTCTCAAGCCTCTTCTGTCCAAAATCAAACTCATCCCGAAGTACCATGCAACTCATTATCAAAATACAATCTATTGTATTCAGTTTGATTTTATGCACAGCTTCGTCAAGCTGCTTCTGGTTGACCTCAAGCGGAACAAACATGGCTCCTCTGACCTTGAGTTCTTTCTCTGCTGCTTCCATGCCCTGTGTCTTGATGACATTCATCAGCCATGCAGCCCCTGCCATTCTTGCTTCGTGTAGCTTTCTATCTGACTTTGCCATCCTTTCACTCCTTCCTCATGAACCGATTCATCAAATGATTGTCAGGATCCAGCTTCATTCTGAATCCTATCTGCCCCTTACTCTCTATCACTCCCGGATCATTGAGCTCTGCCCCACCAAGAAAGCTGTGGAGCTCATTCATGCAGTCCGAACATAAATCCATTGTCTCTACTGTATCATCGAACACATCAACTATCCTTGCCCTTATCGCCGCGCCGTGTTCAAACGGCAGGTCATAGAACCCGCCGCATCTATCGCATTTGCCTGCATATGCCATTCTATACGCTCTCCTTCCTTGATTCATAAGGTTTTGGCAACTTTCTCCAGGCTACTACCTTATCTGTAATCTTTGAGTATTCGTAATTATCACAATAATCATGCACTTCATACCAGCCCTGTGGGATCCACCAAGAAATACCATCTTCTGTATACTCCCACCCATCTAAGATATCATCATCCACGTTCCATTCTAAATCTTCCAACGAACAATTGTGATGTGGGATATATACCGCCTTAACAACTCGACTGTATATTTCACCTGTTATTATTGAGGCTTTTTCTATCGTTACAAGAACCTCATCTGAAGTAGTTCCCTTTTCACATTTGGGAACTGTGTCTATATTCCATTTGACCATTATGTATCACCTCTCTAGTAAATAATATATTCTTTGTATTTATTCAGCAGATTCTCCAATCTGATACAGTCGTTTGATCTGTCCATGTATCCTGCCATGAAAAATCCCTGTTCTATATTGCAAATTCTAAAGTATATCTTTTTGAACATCCATTTATACAGTTTTCTTTTAACCATTTGCTCAAATCTCCTTTATCAATTCTGGGTCATCAAAAATATTGCCGATAACCTCTGCATTAACCATATTTATCCAATAACCTAAATCTTTTCTGTATCTTTTAGTACACTTGCCTGACCAGTCTACATAAAATCCAACATGTTCAGTTTTGGTGCTATCAAAGCAACTCTGATAACTGCCGTATTTGATTTGTGCACAAGCATCACTAAATAAGTCTTTTACAATATCATTCTCCCAAATCAGCTTGCCGTTCTTGTCTCTCAAACCTGTGCATTGGCAGATGGTATCTGGTCTTACTTCATACGCAAATGGCGAACCTGCTTTATTGCTTATATACCATTTATCATCTTTGCAATGCAAAAATCCTGCAACCCACTCTCCATTACAAGTTTTTGCCTTGAATAAATATCTATCTTTCATCCGCTTCACCTCTCTTTCTTCCATATCCAGCTTCTCCTTTCCACTCTGAACATTGCAGTGACCCTTTCCCACTCACGTATGTATGTTTGCAAATATGAGAGGCTGAACCCAGGAGAGTGAATCTCCTGAGCTATTGCAACAGCTCTCTGCAGCGTTGGATCCTGCATTTTCATTTCCGATATCTTTGGCATGTCACACCTCCACTTCATCATCTGCCGGAAACCGGAACACCTTCGGTGGTGTGAAACAGAATGCCTGCTGATAGCCACTACCCTGTAGGATTCCAGGGCCACCATTACACGATATGTAACTACCGTACATCTTCGTCATATCTTCCAGTACCTTTTCAGCCTTTTTCCTAGAACTATATTTAGCCATAATTGCGGATTCTTCTGAATTGTTATCCCAACTGTATATTATTCTTGTTCCTCCACTCTCATCATGCATAGAGATAGTTCCATTTTCATACTCAGCATCTATATAGCCCCAGCCATTCTGACTAATTAACCTCATTACACGCCCTCCTGTTCCATGCTTCTACCGCTTCTTCCCATGTCTTGCACGGTTTTCCTTTTGCATGACACGCATAACATTCGCAATAGTGCTTAATTAATCCACCATCAACAATAGTCCCCCAGCCGCAAAACGGACAAGGCTTTAATTCTGAGATAACTTCACGCTCTGTCATTCCCATGAATATAACCCCTCTTTCCCCTCCGGCGGTGCTCCTTTTTCATAATCAGCACATTCGCCGTAATCTGCGGCACATAGATAGCAGTTTCTTCTCCCACACAGATTGTGATACCCAAAATCGGATACATCCTCAAAATAGCCATACTTGCAAGTGCGGCAGTTTGTAATCTTATCAAACTTTGCCATATTTACACCTCCACCAATTCTTTCAGTTTTGCTTCGGCTTCGGACTTTGTGAGGAATACTGTTTTACCAAACTGCTTGTCATAAAAGGTTATTACACTATCCGGGTCTGCACAAAGCAAAGCTTCAATGTAGAACTCGTTTCTCCCTGTTCCTAGTGTACTGTGGTAATCAACTCGGATAACCCTGTACTTCTCCGCTTCGCCACAACCCCTCACGCCATTGACATATACGGTATCTCCCACCTTACAAGGCAACTTGATAAGTCTTCCCTGTTCCTCTAAGTTCTCATAATCTTTGAGCTTAAAGTACACCTGTAGCCAATATTCGGCATTATCAACTAATGTCGGTATCTCTTTATCGCTGTTTGTTAATTTTTCCATTGTTCTCTACCTCCTACCCATCAATTTTCTGTCCACATACCGGACAGTAATTATCAAAATATATATATGCCACTCCGCAACTAGGACAACGCTGATATGCGCCCCATGACTCCAGCGGCTTTGATATCTGTTTATCAATACACTTCTGGGCTGTGATTAGTGCTCGCCGCATTGATGTGTTTGTGGTGGTATCTGTCAACAATTTAAGCTGATTCTTCACCCGCTTTAGATTCTTTCCTTTTCTTGCGCTCATTCGTTTTCACCCACTTTCTCAAAAGGAACTCCTCTTAAATGCTCATCAAGGTCTAATTCTATTCCGTCAATATTTCCATTTAGCTTGTTTTGACAGTGACACAATAGTATTTCAAGGTCGCAAATTCTACCTGCCCTATATTCATTTCTTACGAAGTCAAGAACTCTGTTTACGCTTTCCATCCTGTACTTTACTATCTTTGAATTGTAATCAAGTCTTATATCTGCAATTTCTTTTTCGTGCTGTCTGATTTCAGCTAAATTCCACTTGCAAAGTGCATAGTCGCTAATAAGTTTTTGCTTTGCATCTCGTGCGACTTCTTCCGCTGTATAGCCTTTAATTCTGCTCATTTGCTATCACCCACTTTCAGCTGTTCAGATGTGTTTCTTACCTCATCAACCTCTCTTTCCGCCTCAAGCCATCTGCGGGTACACTCAACGCAATGCTGCTCATCTACCTTGCACGTAACCTCACAAAATCCAAACTCATTCGGACACATGACAATCTGTGCCAGCTCTGTATCACTGAGCGACCGGATGTAATCTCCGTTAGTCATCGGCTCATAGTTGTCTACTGCATTCTTGGTGCAGTGTGCACATGGCTCCTGTGTCTCGTCCATGCCTCTGTATTTGCAGTTTTCGCAGCCTCTTTCTCTCTCTGGTACTATTTCCATCGTATCTCTCCCTTCCTGATCATCTCTCTAATGTTTATGTTGCTGAAGCTCTCATGGTAGCCCTTTTCACTCTGCATCAGTACATGGTGCTCATATACCTTGATGATTGTCCAGCGCTTCCAAACTCTCACCGGAACATTCTCCTCTTTTCCGTTCTTTGTGAGGATCTTCACCACCCGCCCGGTCGGCAGATGATGTTGAATATTGCATCTATCTCAAATTCTGTCATGTGTTCTCTCCTTTCAGATAGCAAGGAATTTATTCACAAAATACTGCTGTCCCTTGCCTGTTACCTTTGGTGTCCTAGTGATCCTGACTGAGCCGTCAGGATTGCTTATGGTGCTTTCCTTCACCTCAAACAGCTTCATCTCCATACTCCTCTGAGTTGGCATATTCCGATCTGAGCCCTCTCTTTTGATGAGGTAGCCATTATCACGCAACCACTTAAACAAGCGTTTCTGACCGATGTTCACACCATTCTGGCTAATCAGTTTTGCAAGGTCTCCGATCAGAATTGATGTGTGACTTGCTGCAACCGCATCAGCGAATATTGCCTTTGGCCTCATCTCTTCGTTTACAGCAACAAGGCGCTGATTATTAAGCTTCAACTCATCTATTGTTCTATCCGCTATCCTCAGAGCTCTTGCCATAACCTGTTCAGGTGTGTTCCATGCCTTTTCTAACGCAATGAGATAATCTCGGACTTTCTTACCTTTCTCCGTTCTTGACATCATAGCCAAGTGTTTTGCCATTAAAACAGATATTTGATAGTCTTCAAGTTCTCTAACTGCTCCGTTATTTACAACCGTACTTGATGTACACTTGTAATAATCCTCACCCTCAACGAATAGATCTTTGTTGGTATCAAACCATCTACTAAATCTTGAAGCTATCTCTAAAACACCATATAACTCTCTTGCTGACACCATCTGAGTGTCACTATCTACTTCTATCAACTCGTTCATCTAAAACCCCCTACTATCTATACAAAACACAACTGTCCGTTCTCTTCTTCACCTATCCTCATGTTTGGCATTCTCTTCCTTACACATAGCTCCGGAAGATTTGATCTCACCATCGCCGCCGGTATAGGTGGACAGACTGCATTTCCACATCTCTTAACCTGTTCACTTCTTGAATATGTCTTACCTGTGTTGTCATGATCTATGATGTAATCATCCGGAAACCCTTGGCACCCATATAACTCCTTTGGCTCAAGCATTCTGAGACCAATGTCCACTATCTGATACTCAACACCTTGGATTGTTACAAGGCCGAACCGGTCTCTTGATGTCACTGTATCAAGCGGCTGTTCTATATCTTGGCCTGTACCCTCTCCGTAGTATTTAATCAGGAATGCTCTGACCTCTCCAAAATGTCCGGCCGATGTTGTCACTGTATGCAGTGGCTCTCTCTCATCCTGTCCTATCCCTGTCTTGTAAAACTTGCTGAGGAACGAAGTCACAAGGCCATATCTGTTTGAACTGTCCACTGTCATAATTGGATTCTCTATACCTTGACCTCGCACCTCGTCTGAATTGGTCTCTGAATGGTATTGAATGAGTGTAGGACTTATAAAACATTGCTGATTGCCCTGAATGATAAACGGCTCTGGATTATCCAGAACGAACTTCTTCAGCCCTCTTGCAATCCTCTGCATAGTCTTTGGTGCAAGTGGCCTCACCGCCCGAATGCCGTACTTCTCCTTGATCTCCTCTGATGTATCAAAGATGCTCGGACATGGCAGGCTGAAATCAAGCTGTGTATATGCCCCAACATAAGGCTTGAGCAGTCCCGCCTTGACCTCTTCACTGTCTGCCGGTGCATGCGTAGGCTTTGGCCACATGATAGGTACACCATCACACCTTGCGATCATAAAGAACCTTTTTCTTTTAGTCGGTGCTCCGTAGTCTGCCGCCACGAGCTCTCTGAACTGTACCTCATACCCCATCTCATTAAGCTGCTTTACAAATTGCCTGAATGTATCTCCTTGCTTTGCCCTTATCGGATGATGTCCTCTGTTGAGCGGTCCCCATGTCTTGAACTCTTCGACATTCTCAAGCATAATCACTCTCGGTCTCACAAGTGCCGCCCATCTGCATGCTACCCATGCAAGGCCTCTGATGTTCTTATCCTTTGGTTTTCCACCCTTGGCCTTACTGAAATGCTTGCAGTCCGGAGAGAACCAGGCAAGGGCTACCGGATGCCCCTCACAGGCTTTCACAGGAGCAACCGCCCACACGTTCTCACAGTAGTGCTTTGTGTTTGGATGATTGACCTTATGCATCCTGATGGCTTCCGGGTCATGGTTGATAGCTATATCAACGCTGTACCCTGTAGCCATCTCAATTCCTGTTGATGCTCCACCACCTCCAGCAAAGTTATCAACAATAAGTTCTCCGTTTATCATGGCAGCACCTCCGGGTAATCATATATGCTCATCTGTACCGCCGGTACATCTTCCCATGGCACTCCGATATAGTCTAGGACTCTTCCCCAGCCGAATTTCTCTCCAGTCTCTGGATCCGTGCAGCATCGATACATGTAGAACTCCCATTCCTTTGGATTTCTCTCTCTGAGTCTATCAAACCTGTGTGGTCGTTCTTCCATATGGATTCCAAAGCCACACATGCTGCAACCTGTACGCTGCGCTCCTGTCGTTCTGAGATTGCCGTGTCCATCATCCTGTATTTGTCCATATATAGCCGGTATGATTGTCTCAACCGGTTCATAAGGTATTGTGTTACCAGCCTTATCCTTGCTGTATGGCTGCTCATAATAAAGCTTTGCAAACACATCTGTATGTGCGTGATACCAAGTGTCCATCTCCTGAGCAAGTCTCAATATGTCATTTCTGAGGTATGGTGCAAATGGTGCTGATCTCATTACTGTCTTGCCGTAATAATTACACCCATGATCTGTGAGAGCTTCTTCTCTCTGGCCACCTTCAGATGCCATCATGCCAAGGAACGGATAGCTTGAATGAGCCTTAGCCCAGTCATCGCATGGCTTCTCTTTCAGCCAATAGCAACAATCATTTGACACCTTGAAATTTGGCTTGTAATACATAACACCTTCATTCTCGTTCTCATATCCTCCGAACAGGTTAAGCCACTTCTGTGGCAACTTCATGCGGCTGTTCTTCTGGAAGTGTCCAAGCTCTCCACATTCGCCTGTGATTATTGCATGTCGAACTGTCTTATTGTTTTCAGTAGGATTCTGAAGCAGCGCTATCTTTCCCGCTATTCTCTTGCTGATAACCGGGAACCCAACTTCATTGAGTACCTCAACTTTTGTCTTGAGCGGGTTCAGGATTGTCACTCCAAGAGCTTTATGTACCCGCTGTATACTCTTATCTTCCAGAGATGAAACCGAGACCGCTGGAACATTGATCCCTATCGACTTCAGGAATACGTGTAATGTAATACTGTCAAGACCGCCAACACTCACATGAGCCGTTTTGCCTCGTATCCGCATCTGCTCCATGAACTCTTCAGCTCTAAGTCTGGATCGCCGCACCTTAACTTCATACGGCTGGTTCTGGAGCATTATCATCTTCTCCCTGGCTTCTTTCTTGCGCTTCTTGTATTCCTCTAAGCCCTCGTCCGGGCTGTCAAGTTCGCCATCCTCTCCGAAAATTCTTGTTATTAAGTCTTCGTTCATTCACTTCTCAGGAACCCGCTATAGCATTACCCCGGCCGGAGGTTCGGCTCCTTTCGTGTGTTATTTATTATTCAGCTCATCAGCCAGCATCTTCTCAAGCTGACTAAGCTGCTCTGTATTATCAGTCTGTTTGAAGTTTGCAAATCCATTTGGATTCACGTTCCGTGGCTGCCCTCGGCTCTTACCGTCATCCTTAAGCGCATATAGGCCTGTCCATCCCTGCATTATCGACTGATTGAGAATCTGTACCTGTTCATGCTTATCGTGAGATAACGACTCCAGCTTGTTCATCATCAGCGTTATAGCCCTGTCACTCATAGGCTTCTTGATACCTTTCCGAAACTTGATGAACTCTACTATGGCATCGTTAAGCTCTGGATCGTCGCTATACTTGACCGGTTCAGATTTCTTACGTGGCTTCTCCACCTCCGCATGTGCGCACGCACGTGCCTTAGTAGGAGTATGTATATACTCCTCATTATCACTATCATTATCATATTCATTATCATTATCGGCTTTTTTGGGTTCGGTTGGGTTTTCCTCGGTTTCAGAAATAACCGTTCGGTTTTCAGAAAAACCATTCGGTTTATTTGGGTTTTCCTCGGTTTCTGTATTATCCGTTTCCTTTGCAGGCCTGCCGCCCTTCTTGCCGTTGGACCTGTTGCGCTCACACCGCTCCTCATACTTGGAGTTGTCCTTGTCCATCCGTTTCTTGATGAACGAGAAGCACATGGCAAGTGCACTACCTTTTGGAAGATCCGGAACTTCGCCTGTCTCCTGGTAGTCCATCAGAGCAAACATTAACTCGCCGACCTGCTCCGGTGGCAGCATCGACAAATGCTCTCTATATTCGGTATAAAAGACAAAGCTCCCTTTATTTCCCATGTGGCTCACACCTCCTTGATCCTTATTCCATACTTATAAAGCATCAACTTGCGCTTTATGATGTATTCCTTTGTTCTCATGCCCTTCGCATCTTCAACAACCATGCAGTTGTTTTCCAAGTCCCAATAAACAAAATCAGCCACATATGAGCACTTACGCTCCAGGAGCTTTCCCGGTTTGAATCTGCCCTTGTTTTTGCCTTTGGTATGTATCTGATCTGTCTTTTCTCTTTGTTCCGGTATCAGTTCAAATTCACGCTGGAGCTGTAAACCGGTTATCTTGCCAGCTTTCTCAAGCAATTTCAGCTCTGTATATCTCTGAGCTTCTTTCTTGCTGTCAAATGTGATGCCGTCTACAACAACCTTCCTGTTGCCGTATTTAGCTCGTGATCTGTTCCAAGCCATTGTTACTCCTTTCCCCCTGTCGCCCTAAAATAAGAGCAACAGGGATATATGCTAAGACATTACGCTGCGTGTTGTGATGTATTAAATGTAATGTTAACCTACTTGAAACTTCCGAATAGTGCCGCCTCGGCAGCGTTCATCTCTGGCTGTGGATTTTCTGCCGGTGCTGGCTGTGGATCCTGAACACTGTTCTGTGTATTCTGAGCATTATTCTGAGTATCCTGTGGCTCTGCCTGTGGAGCCTGTGCTTCTGGTTCATTCATCTCTGTTGCTGTGGCTTCCACATACTCATCATTGTCATTCTCAACGTATGTAGGGTGTCCCTCAGCGTCCAAGGTTGCCATGTCACCCTCAAATGCTTTCTGGAGATCTATGCTCATTACTCCCCACTTACTGATTAGCTGACGGAGCATTGTCTTGTAAGCCATTCCATCAAAATTCTTGTACCAGAATGATGAATACATCCATGAATCTCTCGGATCATAATTGCCAGCCTCATAGTCAGCATATGATACTCTCTGCTTCTCTCCGTACTTTGTCTTGACCTTTCCAGCGTCCTTGTAGAATGCCGGTGCATACTTGTCCGCATGAGCAAGCATCTGAGCCTTACTCCAATACATTGTCTTTCTGAATCCGTTCACAAGCTCAAACATTGCATAGTAGCCGATGGTCTCAGCCTCTTCACGCTTGTCCCAGTCATCAACCATGAGATTGACCTTGATATCCTCGTTGAGTGGGTCGAAGTATTCCAACTCCCCTTCCTTGATTGCGACAACATTCAGTCTCTTATACTGACCGGAACGGATCGCAAGCTGGATATATCCCTTATATCCCATCTGGAACTGAGCTTCCTTGACACCAGTCTTTGTATTGTTGAATGGGACCATGTAATAATGTCCGAGCTGTGGAGATGGTGAAAGCTGTAAACTCTCACCGAGAAGTGCAGCTGAAAGAATCGACTGATTCGTGCACTCCTGAAGTGTAGGGTTGGTGTTATATGCTGATACGATAGCAGATATGAACCTCTGTCCATTCTTTCCACCAACCACCTTGTTGATCTGGTTCTTGATTGCATCTTTTGTAAGATACTCTGTAATTCCCAGATTCTGCTGTGCTTTACTTTTTGCTACTAAACTGTTATTTACTGCCATTTTCTCTTACCTCCGCTAACTCGGTTGCCAATTCTAAAATATCCATCTCGCTGTTATTCTGCTTTGCAATCTCTACAGCCTTGTCTATAAACTGATTTGCCACATCTGTTCCAAAATCTTCTTCAACGATAGATCGCACTCCGCTTATGGCTGTTATCATTTCAGCGATCAACATTATTGTTGACCCTTCCAACTGTACTGAACCTTTATTTAATACAATCATCTTGATCCTCCTAATGCATAATCATATCTTCTAACATCTTGCGCAGTACCTCTTTCAGAGCCTGTGGCATTTCCCCTGTGTTGTCCCTGTTGCTTCTTGCTTTGGACAATATGTCAAACGTATCATTTATGAGCCCCTTCATAATCTCATCAGGGTCTCCATCGGCTTTGGATGCATCCACGGCTCTGCTTATCAACTCCTCTGCAGCTGTCTCACCATACTCTTTTGTAAGTGATTCTCTTATTCCCTTCATTGCATGTGCTAACTCCGATATAATCACCGGTACTGTTCCTCTCATTGATACTGTTCCCATCTCTGACTTAATCATTTTGTATACCTCCTACTTAATCGCTCTAAATGTTATATTTCTGCTCTGGAAGAACTCTCTCAGAGCCGTTGCATCTTCTGTTGTAAGTTCTACCTCAAACTTGACTACCATTTTCTGTGGTTCCGGCTGTGACTCCTGTACTGGTGTCGGCTGTACATCCTCTGGTGGTGTCATAGCCTTTGCCATTGCGGCTCTCTGCTCCTCGGCAGCTTTCTCCTGTGCCTTGCGCTCTTCCTCAGCCTTTCGTGCTTCTTCTGCTGCTTTTCGTGCCTCTTCTGCAGCCTTTCTCCTTGCCTCTGCCTCAGCCTTTGCCTTTGCGATCTCTGACATTCTCTTAGCCTCAGAAATGGCCTTGTTAATGTCTAATGTCTCCTTAAATACCTCTGTAGCCTCAAAGCCAAACTCCGGGAGCTGGCTAAGTGTAAGAACTCCATTGCCGATCTCATACATCTTAGACTTCATCTGATCTTCTATACTCTTCATTGATACCGATGCATTCAACCACTTAGGATCCCATATCTTCTCCAACGTGACAAAATTCTGAAAACCGATAGTTGCAAACAACTCTTCAATGGCTTTCTGCTTTTCAGCTTTGCGTTTCTCATCGTATGCCTTGACCTGTTCGTCTATCACCGCTATAGGCTTGTCTATGATACCTATGATCTCGTTGATTTGAGCTTTGAACACATTAAACGGCTGCATGTATTCTTTCTCTTTTCTTATTCTCTCGTCATTGAGGGCTTTCTTTAACTTGTTAAGGTTAGCCTTATCTGCCTTTGCGTCCTTGATCTGATCATCTGTGTAAACAAGTGTCTCATAAAATGAGACCTTAGATGTAAGCTCAGCCTTAAGCTCCTCATAGTTAAAATCAATCTTCTCTGGTATCGCTACCTCATTAACTCTTAATTCCATTTTTAACCTCCTAATTCAGCACCAGCTCCATCTGGTGACTCTCCTTGTTCTCTCGCACCATTGCCATGATGCGTGCTGTCTGTCGCTGTCTCTCTTCCTCACAGTCACAGTGTTCACCTGGATCCAGGCAAGCACCGCACTGTGGACATTCGTTGTAATACATTGCATCTCTCCTATATCTCCGGAAGTATCAGCGGTGGCTCTTTCTTTGCCTGTACGCTCTCCCAGAACTCTCTCTCAGCATCAATAAGATACTGGATGTCATCCTCTACCTCCGACCGCTCTATCGGATAGTGTTTGGTCTGCAAATATACCTCTCCATCAATTTCAAACTTGAGCTGTGCCTTGAGTACCGCATATTCAAACTCTGTCACCATCAAGTAATGAAGCACCTGTATGTAATAGTTATCTGGCACTCTGTTATCCCATTTTTTCTTCTGACTTGACTGCAGGATCTCTGTGGTCTTGATCTCAAGCACACCATTGCGTCCATCCTGGTCCATAAGCCATCCGTCAAGGCTTGCATGCGCCCATGGGTACTTATCATTCGTGAACATGTTGTTTTCCACATATCCAACTTGATACTGTGGATAATCCAACTTGAATAACTCCCTCAGATGCTTTTCTGCCTCTGTTCCATACTTGACATAAGGCTTATCTGATATGTCCTCCGGCTCTATGCCGTATGCTTTCTCTTTAAACAGTTCCACGTTTGTCTTGTATGGGCTCATCCCAAAGATGGCCGAGGCATCAGAACCGCCTATCTTGGTTCTTGCCCTAAGCCACTCTTCATGACTTCCGAGCACTTTCATCTCAACCATGTTCTATTCCTCTCTGGCATCTTCAATGCTGTTCATAAGTTCAAGCACGCCATAAAGACCCAGCTCCGTGAACACGGTTCCAAGCAAGTACGCCACCAATCCTACCGCCGGCAGTGCAAGCAGCACTTCTGCGTTGAATAAGATGTTGTAGGCCAACAGCAAAAATAAAATAGTCATTATTACAAGGCTCACCATCTTGACAGCCTTTGTATCCATGTTCTTCCTCTTCATTGCTTTTCTTCCCCTTTTCTGCTATGATTTTATTGAGTATTTTTCTATGCACCGGCGGAACTGCTATTCCAAAGGTGCTTTTTTACTGTCAGGGATCTAATTCATCCCAGTTTATGACGGCTTCTTTTGCTACCTTATTTATGTCGAACGGCGGCACTCGTCTGCCAGCGTCAAGCTGTTTCTTGTACTTCAGATAATCCACCAAGGCAAGCACATTGACCCTTGTTACTCCGGCACCATCCAGTATGGTGTATGGTCCATATCTGCCAGACTGGACATATCTGTCAAGATCTGCTATACGTCTGGTTGCTGTAGATAATGACATCTCAAATATCTTCATCATTTTCGCCTTGCTTATGTACGGCAACCGGCCAATCTCCCTGACACCTATTACCTGTATGTCTTTGACTGCTCTGCTCATCGCTCTCACTCTCCTTTCTCTTGTAGTCCTCACCATTTCACCCTATAATTTCCGTAGGTGCTACCAACACCAATTCATACGAAAGAAGGTGAAACTATGTCAAAAGATTCCTTTAAAGATGCCTTGACAAATATTGAAGACATTGCACTGGCTTACACAGTCAAGACATCAACTGCCACAACACCTGAACAGTTTCTTGACGATTATGTAAAGAATAAAATTTCATTTACTGAAATCAAGAAACAACATGGTGATAAGTGGATGATCTAAAACTCGAATCTGGCAATTGATTTAAGAACCTCTTTTGCCACATCGAGCAGGTGTAGTGAGTGCTTTACCGAGTATTTCTTTGCTCCAAGTACTTTTAAGATGTCCTTGATAATGCGCTCCTCGCCGTCATACGTTTCCGACAATTCACAGTTCTTTGCGATATAATAGAAAATTATCTCCTCGTCAGTGAGAACTTTTCTCACCTCAGAGAACTCTTCTATATCTTTCGTTTTCTCTGCTATATCTACCAACTTTGAATTTATACTGTTTGTCATGTCTCTCCTTTCTCTTATTCCTTATTTTCGGTTAAACCGAAATCAAGAGGCAAAAAAATAAGCCTATCATATGGTATCCCATAAACCTCTTCTATTTTTCTTAAGATAGGAATATCTGGATAGCTTTTCCCCCTCTCATAATTACCCAATGTATCTTTATTTATGCCGATTAGCTTGGCTGCCTCATCCTGTGTATAGTGCTTGAGTTCTCTTGCCATCTTTAAAGATACTTTCATCTTATCAGGAATTTTACACACTTTATCATCTCCTTTCGACTTTGTATGAGGCTAGTATAGTTCGGTTTAACCGAATTGTCAACGGTTTTTCCGAATTTTTTTCATTTTTCGTTGATTTATTTCCGTTTTTGCCGTACAATGAATTCATGAGGAGGTGAATCTC